AAATGGAACTCAATGATGATGGGAATCAAAATGCAAGGGAAAAATGGTTTGTTTACTCCGCCAACTTACAGCCACATTTATAATCTATCTACTGTTCAGATGTCTAACGACAAAGGAACATGGTTTGGTTGGGATGTATCTAAGGTTGGTCCTGTAACAGATAAGTCAGTCTATGACATGGCAAAATCTTTTGCAGACAGCGTGGGTAAAGGTGAGATTCAAGCTAAACACGGTTCGCAAGAAAACGATTCAAAACAACCGTTCTAGAATCCTAGGTAGTGGGCGTCTAAGCGAGAGTGGAAACGCCCACTTAAAATTATTGTGCTATGACTATAGAAAGATTTAAAAATATATTTACAGGCTTAGAACGTGCGCATGGTGTCACTAAAATAGGTGAATCAAATGGCAATGGAACTAAGGTAAAAGGTCAATCGTTTGTTAAACGAGAACCAGTAACAGATGAGTTATGGGATTTACATTTACAAGGTAAAGAAAGTCTAGGTATCATACCTATTAATGATGACAATCAATGTATATGGGGTTGTATTGATATAGATTCTTATGCTGGTTTTGATCATAAAAAATTAATTGATAAAATTAAAGATTTAAATTTACCGTTGGTAGTGTGTAGATCTAAATCTGGTGGTGCCCATGTATTTTTATTTACATCAGAACATGTAACAGCAAAATTAATGAGAGATAAGTTAGTACAGATTAGAGCTGTATTAGGTTATGGTAATTCAGAAGTATTTCCAAAACAAACAGAATTAAAATCGCAAGATGATACAGGAAACTTTTTAAATTTACCATATTTTAATGGTGATAGTTCAGTAAGATATGCATTTAAAGAAAATGGCGAAGCTGCTACACTAGATGATTTTTATTTATTGTATGAAAATAAAAAAATAAACAATCAAGAGTTAGAAACTTTACATGTAAAAAGACCTGAAACAAAATATTCTGATGGTCCCCCTTGTATAGAATTAATGTCAGAAAATAAAATAGGTGAAGGTGGTAGAAACAATGCATTGTTTCACTACGGTGTGTATGCAAAACAAAAATGGCCTGATGGTTGGAAATCAAAGTTAATAGTATTTAACGAAAGTGCAATGGAGAAACCATTGTCTGATTCAGAAGTTGATATAGTTGTTAAACAACACGACAAAAAAGACTGGGGTTATAAATGTAATGATCAACCAATGTGTAGTTTATGTGATAAGACACTGTGTAGATCAAGAAAGTTTGGTATCGGCCAGGAAGTATTGTTTCCAAATCTTACAGACTTACAAGTTATAGATTTAGAAGATCCTTATTATTATTTAAATGTAGATGGTGAAAGATTAAAATTAGAAAGTGTAAAACATTTAAGACAACAGAGTTTATTTCAAGAAGCATGTATGGTGCAGTTAAAAAGTAGACCGCCTACATTGAAAGAAAAAGATTGGGTTCACATAACAAATATATTATTGAACAGTGCAGAAGTCACAGAACCTGCTGAAGGATTACGAACAGAGGATCAATTAAAGAATCACTTAGAAGAGTTTTGTTTAAATAGATTATCTTCAACAGATAGAACAGATTTACCTAAAGGTGGTGTGTGGAATAATAACGGATACCATCATTTTGTATTTGATAGATTCTATCATCAGTTTTTAATGAGAAGAAGATGGGACCTGGGTTATTCAAGAACAGCACAATTGTTAAAAGAAAAATGTGATTGTGAAGATAAACGAGTGGGTAAAGAAAGATTATCTGTATTTAGAGTTAAGGAGTTTGATAAAAAACAAGAAGAGTATAAACAAAAAATGTTAAAAGAAGAGACACCGTATTGATGTCTATTGATTTAACATTATTAATAGTTTTAACAGCTGCTTGGATATTAATAACCATATGAAAACAATTGTATTAGGACCACCAGGCACAGGAAAGACAACTACACTTTTAAATAAAGTAGATGACTATTTAAAAAATACAGATCCAGATAAGGTTGGGTATTTTGCGTTTACACAAAAAGCTGCACACGAAGCAAGAAACAGAGCAATAAAAAAATTTAATCTTACAGAAGAGGACTTACCATATTTTAGAACACTACACTCGCTAGCTTTTAGAAGACTAGGTATTAAAAAAGAAAACGTTATGCAGCGAAGACACTACATGGATCTTGGAAAAAAAATAGGTTTTCCTGTTACATACGCTGTGTATGAAAATGATCACAATGGAATTTTTACATCAGACAGTGATTATTTAAGAGTTATTAATTTAGCAAAACTAAGAGGGATTACACCAGAACAACAGTATAATTTAAATGAACACAATCAAGATTTAGAAAAAGATAAATTAAAAATTATAGCAGCTGAACTTCAAAGATATAAAAAAGAACATACCTTAATTGATTTTAATGACATGATTACTGAGTTTACAAAGTCAGATGTAGCAGTTCCTAAATTCGATGTAGTATTTATAGATGAAGCTCAAGACTTATCTAGAATGCAATGGGATATGGCTAAAACTATTTGGCAAAAAACTCAAGATTCTTTTATTGCTGGTGATGATGACCAGGCAATATTTAGATGGGCAGGAGCGGACGTAGATTCTTTCATAGCACAGAAAGGACAAATGCTACCTTTGCAGCAGTCTTACAGGATTCCTGCAAAGGTGCATGGACTTGCTATGGGTATAATAAATAAAATAAGAACCAGGATAGATAAAACATGGCAACCAAAAATACACCAGGGTTCTTTGTCTAGATACTATGACTTTGAAGAAATAGATATGTCTTCTGGTGAGTGGTTGGTGTTAGCTAGAACTAAATACATGTTAGATAATCTAGAAGAAGATTTGTATTTAAAAGGTTATTACTATCAAAACAAATTTAGAAAACAAAGAGAACATACTTTACATCTTGCAGCAATTGATTGGGAGAATGCTAGAAAAGGTCAACCTCTATCATTTGATCAGATTGAAAGAATATATGGTTACATGAATGTAGATAGATCTAAATTAAAAAGCATGGTCAAAGAAGGAATATATGACATACAAGAATTAAAACAGAACTATGGTTTAGTAAATGATTCTGTTTGGTTTGAAGCTTTTGATGCAGCTCCAAGAAGAGATGTACAATATTTAAGAAAGATGAGAAAGAATGGGGAAAAGTTAAATGAAGCGCCACGTATAACTTTATCTACAATACATGGTGCAAAGGGTGGTGAGTGTGAGAATGTTGTCTTGCTTACAGATTTAAGTTTGAACACAATGAAGTCATACGAACAAAACCCAGATGATGAGAATAGATTATTCTATGTTGGTGCAACACGGACCAAGGAACATCTACACATCATTGAACCAAAACAAAAATACAAAGGATACAATCTATGACAAGCAAAGATATATTTGATGATGCTTTTCCACAAGACAAACAAATCGGAGGATCACATTATAAAAAAATGAAAATACAACCATACGAGTTTATTTCAAAGAATGATCTCTCGTTCTTTCAAGGAAACGTAGTAAAATACGTATGCAGGTACAAGTTGAAAAACGGTATACAAGATCTAGAAAAGATTATACACTACTGCGAGTTGGAAATAAAAAAATTGAAAGATACTAAATGATACAGAAACCGATGTTTTCACCTCAAGTGGAGTGGTTACCACCGGAGGAGTTTAAGGATTTGTCAGGCTACGACGAGATAGCAATTGACCTGGAGACAAAAGACCCAGGTCTAAAAGACATGGGGTCAGGATCTGTTACAGGTAGAGCAAAAATAGTTGGAATTGCTTTAGCTGTAAAAGATTGGTCAGGATACTATCCTATAGCACACGAAGGTGGTGGTAATATGGATAGCAAAAAAGTATTAGATTACTTTAGAACCGTTCTAAGTTTGCCTTCAATTAAGATATTTCACAATGCAATGTACGATGTATGCTTTATTAGAGCTGCAGGGCTAGAAATAGCAGGTCAGATAGTAGATACCATGATTGCTGGCTCTCTCGTGGACGAGAATCGCTTTCGTT